GCCCTCGCCGCGCAACTCGACATCGACGCGCGAACGCTGCGCAAGTGGCGCACGCGTGAGGATTTCCCGCACGGTGCCGACGCAGCGGCAGTCAAGGAGTGGGCGAACAGCCAAGGTCTCCACCGGATTTACACGAAGGGCGAGGGCGGCACGCTGGCAGATCTGAAGGCGGATGTCCTGCGGCGAGACATCCAACTCAAAGACCTCAAGATCGCCGCACAACAGGGCAACCTAATCGACCGCGAGACGGTCGAGGAAGCGATTGCGCTGATCGGCCAGAAGTGGGATCTGCTGTTGCGCTTGAAGCTAGAGGTTGAGCTCGGCCCGCGCGTGGCTGGCAAGAGCGCAGCCGAGGCGAACGTCGAAGGCAGCCGCATCCTCGACGAGATCCGCGAGGTGGTGAACGCTGGGCTGGCTCGCTTTCAGTCGGATGTCGTGAAGCAGTCCAAGGGCCGAGACGACGACGAATGACCCAGCCCGATACGCTGGCGAACCGTCTGCGCCTACCTGCACCCGACCGCGCGCCAATCCACGACTGGGCACGGCGGAACGTGCAGCTGCCCGAGTCCTACGCGACGCCGGGGCCGTTCAACGTGCGCCTGTCACCGTGGCTAATTCCGATCTTCGACGCGCTGCGGAATCCGCTGATCCGCCGCGTCCACTTTCGCAAAGCAGTTCAGATCGGCGGCACGCTGGTCGCTGACGTGTGGCTTCCGTGGATCATCGCGAACGACCCCGGCCCGATCTCGTGGACGATGCAGACGGATGAGATGGTCGAGAAGCACGCGAAGACGCGACTATGGCCGCTACTTGAGCGATGCCGTCCGGTTGCCGCGATGCTGCCGAAGCCTGGACCACAGCGCACCACGACGGAGATATTTTTCGGCGGATTCTTCCTCACCTTGAACGCGGCGAACCTGTCCACGCAGCAGTCACAGTCCATCCGTTACAAGATCAACGACGAGATCTGGCTCCCTCGCTGGCAGGAGGTGTACGGCCACGCCATCGCGCGCGTCAGTAAGTTTGAGGAAGTCGGGCGCTCCAAGGTGTACAACGTCAGCCAGGCTCCGATCATGGACGAGCAGACCGGGAACGTGGAGCACGCAAGCTACACGTCCGGCAACCAGCAGGAGTGGCACGCGGAATGTCCGTCCTGTCGCAAGCCACACCAGATCACCTTCGACCAGAAGGACGGCGAACAGCGCGGCGGTGTGGTGTGGGACCGCACGGCGAAGCGCGACGATGACTCGTGGGACGTTGCGCGCGCGGTCGAGTCGTGCCGATTCCGCTGCATTCACTGCGGCCACGAGTCGCCCGACTCAGACGCGACCCGCGAGACGTGGAAGAAGACAGGCCACTTCATTCCGCAACGGCCCGACGCAACCGCAGAGGTTCAATCATTCCGCATCGAAGCGCTGGTGTCGCGTCCGATGCGGCTCCTCGTCGAAGAGTTCTGCGAGGCGGAGAACCACTCACTGCGGACCGGAGATGATCAGATGCGCATCGACTTTCGCACGAAGCGCGAGGCGAAGCCGTGGCTGGTCACGAAGAAAACCATCAACCTTTTCGTCAGCGACTCAGGGTACACCACCGCACAGTACCGCGCAGGCGAGCGCATCGACGGCGAGGTGATCCGGTTCATGAGCATCGACCGCCAGCTAGATCACTGGTGGGTGGAAATCGGCGCGTTCTCGACGCAGACCGGACCGCGCTACCGTCAGCTGTGGTTTGGTCGCATCGACACGCGAGACCATCTGCGCGAGATGCAGCGCGTCTATCAGGTGCCGGATTCGTGCGTTGCGCAGGACCGAGGCTTCCGCCCAGCTGACGTTGACCGTGACTGTGCAGAGTTCGGCTGGCGTGGTATGCGTGGGTATGGACGCAAGACGTGGACGATGCGCGATGAGAACACCGACAAGCTCATCAACTTCCCATTCAGCGAACCGCGCACCAGCGACTATCGAGGCGGTGACGTGTACTACTACGAGTGGAGCGGCGACTATTTCAAGGACGTCCTGGCTGTTTCACTCGACGGCAAAGGTGATCTGCGGTGGGAGATCCCGACCGACGTCAACCCGTTGTACCTCGAACAACTCAAGGGCGAATCGAAAGTGGAGATCCGGTCCGGCGTGTGGGAGTGGCGCGAGGTACGCAGCAACGCACCGAATCACGGCCTTGACACGTCGGCGCAGATTCTGTGCATGGCGACTATCGCGGGAGTCATCCGGTACACGCCGCCTCCGCCGAAGGATTAACGCTAGCGGAACCGCGTCAAAAGGCTTGGACATTCGCCGTCTCTGTATGGCGAGCGACAATCCTTTTGAGGGTCTCGATGCCGGGATGCTGGCAACGCTGAAGACCGAGACTTACGCAGCGATCCGTGCGGTGCTGGTGAATTCGTCCTACTCGTTGAACGGCAAAAGCGTGACCCGCGCCGATCTTGGACGGCTGACGACAATGCTAGGGCAGATTCAGTCGGCCATCGACTACCAGTCGGGCGCGACCAACGACGTGACGTTCGTCAGTTTCAACGGCAACTAACCATGGACACCTTCGACGCAAGAAAGGTAATCGCATCGGCTCCGTGGTACGATAAAGCGATCTCGGCTGTTGCTCCAGCGTGGGGGCTGAAGCGTCTGGAGGCTCGCGTGCAGGCCGAGCTATTCAGCTACAACGCCGCGCAGACCAGCCGCCTTTACGCGCCGAAGCAGTACGGCAACCCAAGCGAATCGTCCGCGACCATCCGTGACCGCATCGTCATGATGTGGGAGGCGCGCGATCTGGTGGAGAACTTCCCTGAGGCGCGCGAGATCAGCCGCAAGTTCGGCAACTATCTGACCCCGCACGAGTACAGCCCGACCACGGGTGATCGTGATTACAACGCGATTGTGAGCGAGTACTTTCACAACTGGTGTCGGTACTGCGACTTCACGGGGCAGCACACTTTCAAGAAGCTCGTTCAGATCGCCGCAGAGAATCGCCCCGTAGACGGCGACTGCGGCTTTGCGATGCGCCGCGTGGACGGTGAACTGAAGATCCAGCTGATCTCCGGGACGCGCATCGGGAATCCACTCAGCATCGGAGCGGAGCCAGAGAACTACTACCACGGCGTGATCACCGACGAGGCAGGCCGTCCGGTCGCGTACCGGATCTTCCGCGTCACTCGCGAAGGGCAGTACACCGACCCCGAGGACATCGCCGCCGGGAATTTTTTTCACTACTTCGATCCATTTCGCCCTGACCAGCGAAGGGGAGTGTCAGATTTTCACGCCGCGATCCGCACCGCGCGGATGCTGTACGAGATCCTTGAGGCCGAGAAAGCGGGAGTCCGGTTCGCCTCGCAGCAGGCCGCGCTGGTCTTCTCTGATCGCGGCACGGCGAACAGTCGGAATCTGTTCACGCCAACTCCCGCCTCGGTGCTGCCCAACGGTCAGCAGCAGAAAAACGAACTGTCGGAGATCGGGAACATCCGGTATTTCGGCACTGCAGACAAGGTCGAGGTGATGCCTGCGCGCCCGTCGTCGGCGTTCACGGGCTTCGTGCAACACTTGATGCACGAGATCGCCATTGGCGTGGGCATCCCCGAGGGCGTCCTGTTCGGCACGCAGAATTACAAGGGACCGTCCGTCCGCGCTGACTTCGCCGCCGCTGATCGCGTGTTCACCCGTCACCAAGGCATCCTGCAGGACAAGGTTCTAGACCCGATCAAAAACCAAGTGATCCTCGACGCCATCGCTCGCGAAGAGATCCCGGCACCGCCGCGCAAGACTGGCGAGACGCTGGTGCAGTCGCTCAAGCGCGCGACCCGTGGCGAGTGGAGGTTCCCGGCGAAGCTCACGATTGACATCGGGCGTGAGAGCGCGGCGAACCTAAACGAAAACCGCCAGGGTGCGAAGTCGCTGCAGGAGATCGCAGCCGAGGAAGGCACGGACGCTTTCGGTCGTCTTGAGCAGATCGCCATTGAGGCGTCGTTCGTGTCTGAGTTGGCGAAGACGTACAACGTGCC